CTCCAGAGCAGCGCAGCCGCCGATACAGGAATCTCCATGATGGCTTACTGCGTGGGAGGCTGACATGGCTATTGCTGAACTCTATAACGGCATCGAAACGGTCTCCACCACTGAATGGTCGATGACCACAGACACAGCCGGTCCCGACGTTGACACAACCGATGGCGTGTTCCAGTTGTGGGTCGAGGTTGCTGCGATGGCGAGCACCGACCAGTTTCGTATTCGCATCTACGAGAAGGTACGCTCCGGCGGAACGCAGAGAACAGTCTACGATGCACTGCTGACCGGCGCACAACCCGGACCGTTTGTCAGCCCGACGCTCATCCTGCTGCATGGTTGGGACATGACCATATTGAAGGTGACTGGCACCGACCGCTCGATTGAGTGGTCGATCAGACAGTTGACGTAACATGTCCTGGTTTTATCAGCCGATAAAACCATCGTCTGGGGTCAGTAATGATCTTGTCGCAGCCGGTTCGCTGTCGGTCAGCGGTATCGCCGATCTCGATGCTACCGGCGCGCTCCTGTCTGCCGGCACTCTGTCGATCACAGGGTCTGCCGATCTTGATGCCATTGGTTCGCTGGCTGCTGCTGGCACAGCCTCAATCACCGGTGTCGCCGATCTCGATGCGACTGGTAGTCTGGTGGCGGCAGGTTCGCTCGCCATCAATGGTGCCGCAGACCTTGATGCTATTGGGCAGTTGACGGCTGCTGGCGCGCTCTCAATTACTGGAGCGGCTGACCTTGTAGCTGGTGTTGCGCCAGCTTCTGATGGCGCTCGTCGGCCAAGTTGGTTGCAGCACAAGCGGTTTCGCGGATCATTACGCGATTCCAGTGAAGCTGCCGAAGTAAGCAACGACATCTCGGCGCTTGCCACCCTAACGATCACGGGCGTCGCTGACCTTGATGCAACCGGATCGCTCCTTGCGGTCGGTGCGCTATCTATCACTGGTGCCGCAGACCTTGACGCCATCGGGGCGTTGCTGTGCGCTGGTACACTTGGCATCACCGGTGTCGCCGACCTTGATGCTAGTGGCTCACTCGTTGCCGCAGGCACGTTGTCCATTTCCGGGGTTGCCGATCTTGACGCCATAGGGCAATTGCTGGCGGCGGGTTCCGTTGTCATTACCGGCGCTGCCGATCTCACCAGTTCCGCAGTCAATGACATTGTTGCAAGTGGCACGCTATCTATTACTGGTGCCGCAGACCTAGACGCAATAGGGCAACTCGTTGCGGCTGGTACGCTCTCGATTACTGGTGCTGCCGACCTTGATGCTATTGGACAGTTGGCTGCCGCTGGCTCACTCTCGATCACTGGTGCTGCTGATCTTGACGCAATCGGGCAGCTAACCGCCGCCGGTTCTCTGGTCATCAACGGTGTTGCTGATCTTTCTGGATCACTCAACGATCTTTTTGCAACTGGCACCATCTCTATCACTGGTGCCGCCGACCTAGACGCGATTGGTGAACTGCTTGCCACTGGTTCCCTATCAATCACCGGCTCCGCCGACTTTGGCGGTCAACCTCCGGTTACAACAAGACACGCCGGTAGAAAGCGCCGCCGCAGATACCTTGTCGAGATAGATGGCAAAGAATTAGAGGTTGATAGCGTCCAACAGGCGGTAGCACTGCTTGATCGCGCCAGAGAGACTGCGCAACAGGCGGCAGAGATTCTGGCCGAGGAAGTGCTTGCCAAGGTCACGCCAAAGGCAACACGGACCGGCAGGGCCAACACCATTTTCCTAAAGCCGCCGGTCATTGCTGGTTCTCTGGAACTCGGTGCTGAAATCAAGCGCGCACAGCAAGCCATTTCCCAAGCCTATGCCGATGCGGCAATGGCGGCAGAGATACGCCTGTTGATGTTGTTGAAAGAAATGCAGGATGACGAAGAAACACTCTTGTTACTGATGTAGGAATATGACCACAGGAATTAAATTCGATCCGGCTGCGCCAGTATCCGTACCGGAGGGTTCGTCCGTCTCGTTCACCGTAAGGCTGTACGAAGGGGCGACGTTGACCGCGCCTACCACCCTGTTTTATCGGGTGGATGACGTTACTTCAGGCGATAACGTGCTGGACTGGACTACCGCTACAGCGACAACTACCGCAACCATCTCAATCGCAGCTTCGCTGAATGTAATGGTTGACGAAGATCGCAGGGTGGAGCGAAAGGTTCTAACCGTTGAGGCGAATCAGGGGACAGCTACTGCTCGCAACGGTTCTGCGTATTACGATGTCGTAAATGTAATAGGTAACTGATATGGAAGAAACGTATGCTGAAAAGACCATACGCGAGGCTCTGGAAAAGCGAAAGATTCAGGACGCAGCGGAATTTGAGGCCCGTCTAGCCAAGCCCGAGCCTACCCATCGGTTCGGGGTTCCGATTGGGACCAAACACCCCGACAGTAATACCATTAAGCCCGGCGGCAAGAAGTTCGGTGGTCGCAAGAAGGGTGCCAAGAACAAGTTTACCAAGGTCGCCAAAGACCACTTCATCGAGGCGTTCGAGGACTCTGGTGGGGTCAGGGCATTGACTGAGTGGGGCAAGCTAAACCGTAGTGAATTTTACAAGCTCTACGGACGACTGATTCCAATGGAGCAGAATGTTGCCGGTCCTAAAGGTGCGCCGATTCCAGTGAAGATGGACATCGAGTTTGTTAAGCCTTAAAGCCAAGTTCCCCGAGAAACTACAACCACTATTTGAACCACACCGAAACAAGGTAGTTCATGGCGGTCGTGGTAGTGGGAAATCATGGGGTGCTGCACAAGCCCTGCTGATCGAGGGGGTCAAAAGACCAGAACGCATACTCTGCGCCCGAGAAGTCCAAAGGTCTATCAAGGACTCTGTTCATAAGCTTCTGGCAGATACCATTTTCGCCATGGGTCTGACCGACTTCTACGAAGTCCTCTCCAACGAGATTCGTGGTAAAAATGGCACCGAGTTCATGTTCGTCGGTCTTTCGACCTCAACCATCGGTTCGTTGAAGTCCTATGAGGGCATCACTAAGTGTTGGGTAGAGGAAGGACAGGTCGTACAGAAGAAGTCGTGGGAGATTCTCATCCCCACGATTCGTACTCCAGGTTCCGAGATATGGGTGACGTTCAACCCCGATCTTGACACGGACGATACCTGGGTGCGGTTCATCGAACACACGCCGCCAGATTGCGTGATCATCGAGATGAACTGGCGGGATAATCCGTGGTTCCCCGAGGTCTTGAAGGCGGAGAAGGACCACCTTCTAAAGAACGACAAGATCGCCTACGACAATATCTGGGAAGGCAAGTGTCGTGCCGCTGCCGTAGGAGCTATCTACGCACCGGAAATGCAGGCCGTTTCTACAGATAACCGTGTCAGGAACTTGCCGAACGATCCGTTGCTTACAACCCACACGGTATGGGATTTGGGGTTCAACGATGCTACCGCGATCATTTTTGTGCAGAGGCGGCTTTCAGAGCTTCGCATAGTCGATTATCTGGAAGGCACCTATACCACGATGATCGAGTATGCCAACAAGATCAAGGAAAAGGGCTACAACCTCGGTAACGCATGGCTTCCGTGGGATGGAGCAGAGTCGAAATATCGCCTGACAGACGCCGCCACTTCTCCCGAAGGGATGTTGCGAAAGGCCGGTTTGAAGCCTCTTATCGTTCCCGATGTCGGTGTCGAGACTGGCATCAAGAAAGCCAGAATTGTCTTTCCAAGGTGCTATTTCGATGCCGACAAGACGGTTCGACTAAGGGAATGCCTGAAGCGGTACAGAAGGCACGTTCCTTCTAGTACCCAAGAGGCTACTGGACCGATGCACGATGAATTTAGTCACGGAGCAGATGCTTTCAGGTATCTCTCCCTGGTGGCCGACAAACTCGATAACCATGCTGCAAATGACCGCAAATTGAATTACGACCTACGGGGATACGCTTAATGCCCGATCTGGACAGACTGATACAGGCGATTGACTCTGCCGAGGAGGATACCTACGGCTCCGACAACGACAGTGAGTTGTCGAATGACCGCGCCTACTCGATTCAGTTATATCTCGGCGAGAACGTCGATCCCGCGCCTTCTGGGAGATCACAGGTTGTGGACCGTTCTGTGTTCGAGACTATCAACTGGATGATGCCGTCGTTCTGCCGGATATTCACCAACACCGATCTTGTGAGTATCCCCGCCATTGGACCGGATGATGAACCAGCCGCCCAACAGGAAGCCGAGTACATCAACTGGGTCATTTCCCAACAGAACCCGTGGTTCGAGATATTCACCACTTGGGCGACCGATGCGATGATGACCCGTAACGCCTATGCAATGGCGTATATGGACAAATCCAGAACCTCGTCCATCGAGCGTTATGAGCGCCAGACCGAGGAAGGTGTGGCGATGCTGCTTTCCGACAAGGATGTAGAGGTCATCACTCACCGCGAGTATCCAGACGAGGATGCCAAACCACAGCCGATGGCTGGTCCTGACGGACAACCAATGATCGGGCCTGACGGCCAACCAATCGTCGGTCCACAGCCGATGTTGTATGACCTCGAACTGCGCAGGGTGGGAGAGAAGCGCAAGGTCTGTATCAAGGTTCTCCCCCCAGAGCGGTGTAAGGTCAGCCATTACACCCCGTCCTATCGGCTGGCGGATTGTGACTACTTCGAGTATTGGGACAACAAGACCATCTCCGACCTTCGAGCAGAGGGGTTTGATATAGCCGACGATATTGCCGACTCGTCGGAAAACGAGACTGAGGAGGATATTGCCCGTAACATTTACGAGGAAAACACTTCCAATCAGGACGGCAGGCCACCCGATCCGTCCATGCGCCGTGTACGTGCGAGGATGATCTGGATTCGTCACGACTACGACGAGGACGGCATCGCGGAAATGATGTACGTCGTTCGTGTTGGACAGGAAATCCTGTTCAAAGAGGAAGTCGGAAGTATCCCGGTAGCGAGCATGATTCCGTCGCCCCTCCCACATCGGCACATGGGTATCTCCATTACCGACATGGTTGCGGACATTCAGCGGATCAAGTCGACCATTCTCCGGCAGGGGTTGGATAACCTGTATCTCTCCAACAACCCGCAGAAGGTCATCAACCGCAATCTTGTCAACCTGGATGACGTTCTGGTTTCCATCCCCGGCGGGGTGATTCGTACCGACGATGTAAACGCAGTCAGGTATGAGGTACCACCATTCGTCTTTCCGCAGGCTATGGAAGGGATGGAGTACATGGACCAGATACGGGAAAACCGTACCGGGACCAATCGTTACTTCACCGGAATAGACCAGAACGCAGCGAATAAGACCGCCTCTGGTATTCAGACCCTTACCACGATGGCTGCACAGCGGGTTGAGCAGATTGCCCGAGTCATTGGCTCAAGCATTGAGGATTTGGCACGCATCGTCCACGAAGTAATCCTTCGCGGTGGACATAGGGCGGAAGTCGTCAAGATGCGCGGTCAGTGGATTGAAGTAGACCCCTCGACATGGAAGAAGCGTACCGACTTCAAGATCGCTGTAGGATTTGCTGCTGGCAACAAGGATGCGATGGTCAATCGTCTCCAGATGATCGTAGCCGCCCAGATGCAGGCAGTGCAGTTGGGAATGCCGATTGTCAAGCCGGATAATATTTATGAAACAATGCTTGAGCTAACCAAGGCTTCCGATATGTCCACTCCTGAGCGATTCTGGACCGATCCCAACTCGGTTCCGCCAGAACCGCCGCCTCCTGACCCGAATATCGTCAGGGCCGAGATGGACAATCAGACCAAACAGGTCGAGATTCAGATGGATCAGCAGCAGGCCGCTGGCGATCTCCAGATGCGCGACAAGGAACTCATGGTCAAGGCCGAAATTGACAAATATCGGGTTGACAAGGATTCCGAAACTCGTATCGCCCTCGCTCGTATTCAGGGTGCCGTCTCGCAGGAACTTGAGAGCGCCAAGGCCAACAAGGAATTTGCTCTCGATGAACGAAAATACCTCATCGAAGAACAGAGAAACGCCTCAAAGAACGAACCGGCACTGAAGGTCGCAGACCAGGTTCAGACCCTCGCCCAGAGGCTGGAGGATGCCATTTCCAGTCTTTCCGATGCTCTTCAGACTGTTTTGACCGCAAAGAAACAGATCAGGCGTGGCA